AGAACTTGACCTCTACTTTAACATTTCCTTTTTTGTCAGCTTTACCTTCCCGTTCTATAAAATAATCAACTCCGTTTACCTCAAAGTTAAACTTACATCGGAAACTCATTTTCTGAGTATTCAATACGTGTACAGCTTTATATCCCTTGCTAAATTTATCAAATACACAAAATGCTAACGCATCCATAATACTCGATTTACCACTAGCATTTGGTGCAAATAATCCGATAGTACCCTTGAGTTTGGTAAAATCAATATAATTGCCTTCTCCGTAACTAAACATATTATCAAATTCAAATACTTTTGGTTTCCAGCGAATATTCTTCGGAGCTTTATCCTTTGGTATTTCTAGATTGATAATTTTATTTAACTCTTTAACCTTATAAATAAGTTCTGCGGAAACATTCTTAGATAGAAGATTTTCTTCTATTAGTTTGTTCTGATAATCAACGTCGAAAATGTTATGAATCTCAAATATCTGACCCGATTTCAACATTAAATCATGTGATGGTTCATCGATTCGATTAAATGTGGTTTCGATAATTTCACACTTATTCTTTACTTCATTGATAATCTCTTTGACCTGAGATGGAATAGATTCACAACAAAGTGTACGAATGCGAACTTTCTTTGGAATGTCTGTAATATCAGTGATTAGTTTACCTTTATTAATTTCGATTGTATAAAAGCCATAATCATTTTTCAACTCATAATGTTTATAGACTTTTCGTTTCAGATCCCACATCAAGAATCCGTGTCCTTTAAGTTCTTCGCCGTGATTCTGTTGAATCATAGAACCCGCATATACGATTATAGGCTTACTTTCACTTTCATCGTATTCTTGTAGAATCTGATGTTTATGGATATCGCCTAACATTGCAATGTGATGTCCATCAAACAATTCATTTGTAATAGCACGATTACTAACGGTGTATCCAACATCTGTAACAGCATTATTAACCGGACCATGGAATAATGCAATATGATGGTCTGTTTCTACTCGATGTTTAGATAGAATGTCTTTATAACGGATATACTTGTCTGGATCGTCAAATACACTAAAATTGTTAAATAGTATATTTTGATAACGATAGACTTCAGTATTTTTTAGATAATAAAGATTTGGATGATTGAGTGCTTGTACGATTGGAGTTAAACAGTCCAATCTTGCCTTGTTTGCTAACGTTGCATCATGATTACCCGCCGTTAAAATCACGGGCACACGATCAGCACAATTTTTTAGAAAGTCGCCCCCGATTTTAACACACTCAGGACTTAAATCTGATTTATTATGAAAAATGTCGCCTGCAATAACCAAGATTGCATTTAGAGTTTTAGCTTTATCCAAAGCAGTATAAAACTTTTCAAATACAGATGTATATTCATCATGTCGTTTTGTCAAACGAATGTGAATATCCGCAACATGCATCACACAATTGATTTTATCGTCGGTATTTTTTAATACGATCATAGTTTATTTATTAATTTATATCTGTATAATACACTTTCATCCATTCTAACACCACAGCTGATGGTTTGCCAAGTTTTTATATGTCCTATTTCATTCGGATCTTTTCCGTCTAATAAAATTAGACGTGATTCAATATCATTAGAAATTAAAAAATCACATATTTTCAAACTGGATCCTAAAGCATCGTTATCCAATAAAACATTTACATATGGCGGTCTATATTCTAGCAATTTCATTTTAAGTTTTCTAGACATAGTCTTTCCGAATAAAGGTACCGTATTGTACTTTACCGAAAGCGCGTCAAATGGTCCCTCTACGATTGTAATAGGTTTTGTAAAATCTGTAAATAGTTCAAATCCTATGATGTCTTTGCTTCCATCACATAATCTATACTTTAGATACCCATTGTAAAAGTCTCTACCACAATAGAAATTTAAATTTCCATCTTTATCATATGACGGAATAATTACTCTATTTGCGAATGTGCCTTCTGTACAATAACCAATATTATAACGAACAATTTCATGCACATTTAGATTTCTTTTTAAACAATAGTTAAGTGCGTGTTTATAACCAACGTCGTTTGAAGATTTGTATAGTGGTTTAAATTCACTTGGTAAAGTTAGTGTCTTTTTCTCGTCAGAGACATAACTTGTTCTGACTTTATTTTTACATAAGATCTGATAGTACTCAGCCGAAGCTTTTAATTTTTTAAGAAGTGAAGAAAAACTTTTACCACTGAAGCCACATACCCAACATTGGTAATATCCAGTGATAGTGTTGATATTTAATTTACGTTTGTGATGTTGACAGTTTGTGCAAAACACAAGTATTTCAGTGCCACCTTTTTGAATATGTGGTTTTTGCTTAAACAACTTTGAAAGTGTTTCTATAACCGAACTATTAATCATCTCATTCTAGAGTAACAGATGAATTAAATTAAATCAAGACATTTATTTTTTATATAAACTAGCTACCACAGCGTCGTACATATCACCATTACGTTCGTCCCAATTTCCTTTTTTATTTTGTGTAGTAAACTTTATAACATCAGGCATAAGCAATTCAAGTTCTTGTCTAACAAAATCTTTTGATTTGATTCCTTTTATTCTACATTTGCCAAACAACTGTTTTCGTATCGTATTAACCGATAATAAATTAACTTTCTTTTTAAAATGTTCTTCTATAATATACGCAAAAACAGCATTGTGTCTAGCTAATGTGATAATAACTTGTTGACTAGTAAAACCTCCAGCGAATCCGCTTAATGCGGCTTCAAGATTAATTTCATCAAAATTTTTAATTTCTTTAATAGTTTCAAGATGGGATATAATGTGAAATGTTTTTTCTTTTGTAGTTTCTAATTTTTTTGTGTCTACAAAACCAGCAGAAAGAATCTTTCCGTTTTCACAGAAAGACCAACCAGTTGTAGATGTAGATGAATCCAATCCTAATATAACCATTTAGAATATATATTAACGGCGGAATGAACCGTTAGTATATTTGTTACTATTAAAACCTTTAACGAATCGTGAAAGTTCTAAAGATCTCTGATCTCCTACATCTTTAAATTGACTTGCACCTAATGGGGTTTGTAATCTAAACCCAGGATCTTTAGTATATAATGCATCTTGCAAAGAAGCCTGACCATTCCAGTTAGTGGAAATTTTATTAACACCTGTAGTTAATACTGGACCATTTGAGGTATTATCACTGTACTTCAAATATTTTTCATTGAAATTTTCTTTGGGTTTATTAGGATATGGACCAGCTACTTGAAAACCAGGATTAATTGTTGACAATGTAGATTGAATACTGCCATTTCCAGCGTCTAACATTGTATTAGACGTAGATCGATATGCATCAAAAGCACCTCCGGCTTTTTGTCCGGATTGATATCTACCAACCAATCCCGTTTTTAGGGATTCACGATTAATTTTTGAGTCTGTTGCCATACGAGTCTATTTATATAATAAATATAATTAGGTATCCCATTTAATCACAATATTAATAGGAATTTCACCGGTATTTTTAATTGGTTGCGCTAATTTAGCTATAGCAACCAATTCGGCACCACTATATAATCCAACTGTTGTAATGTACGGTGCTAGATATGATCCAGTGGGATCCAATGAACTACTATAGTTATATTCAAAGAATTCTTGTTTTACTAATTTTTTGTTTGATTTTCCTGTTTTTTCATTCAAGAACGAAATCATATCATCGTAATTATTACGGCGTGATCTTGGATTCAAATAATTCTGATAATTGTTTATTGTAAAATCTTGAATAAAATACTTCCATATGGCCGATCCATCTTGATAATTAGCTGTGCCATCACCATTAACATCAAAATTTAAAGAACTACATTTAGATTTTAACTCATTTGTCAATCTATTTGATTCGTAGTCATAATAAGATGAACTATAAAAATTAAATATAGACTCATCTATATCACCTGATACAAAATTATCCCACCATTTCTCAGAATTATTAACTGTAATTCGGGTATTAATATATCTTAAGATTATATCTAAATTATCAAAATTAAAAATATCTGTATTAATCACTCCATAATCAAACATAGATGACGTAATTGCGGTTGGATTAGTAGATACATTAAATTCTCCTGGCTCTATAGTACAAATATATTGTTTTTCATGCAATGTTATTTGACTGTTATATTTCATGTATAAGTACGTGTTATTAAAATCCGTTGGATCAAGCGTTAGATTATTTAACACACTGCCTGTATTATTAATTATTAACTTATTAGTGTTATAAAATATATTACCGACATTAAAATTTGTTTGTAAATCAGACATATTATAAATGTATGATTTTCCAAATATTTTACTAGCGGCATATGCGTATTCACCTTGTTCATCAGCAAACACTATCAAATTATCGCATGCGCCTGAAAAAGCACCTGAAATGGGTCCGCCATTACAACTTAGACAATCTTCCATCTGTAGATACACAAAACTAGATGTTATAATACAATCTTCACTTTGATATGAAGATGTTAATAAATAAGTTAAATCACTTCTACTACCAGATTCAGTTATTAACGGAGCTGATAAATAAAAGTCTTCATTTAGTGGAATAGGAGCTCCTATTACTAAATTTGTATCTGATAAAGATACTGAATATCCATAAGCTGTAAATGGTTTGCCAATTTCTTTTCTTTTAGATATAGGATCCGTAGTCATCTGCATTACTACAGATCCTGTCACTGCGTAAAGTAACGTTTGTCCGCAATACGTAGATTCTCCAAAATCATACTGATTGAAAGTTAAATCATAATAATTTATCGAACTGGAAATGAATAATGAACTAAATGGAAAATATGGTTTTGGAGAACCAATTAATATTTTTTTATCAAAAGTAGATACAGAATATCCAAATAAATTGTCTTTAAATGTTACCTCGTCTCCATACAATTTTGTTATAAGTTGAAATCCGCAGTTTTTATCATCTGGACACTGTTGATTGTTATATACATAAACAGATCCACGCTGTCTTAAAGTTTTTGATCCAGAGTACTCCCAATAAACCAAATCATTTGGGGCACCTACAGCTAGAGTTGTATCATACAATGATACCGCATATCCGTATCTAGTATTAATTTGACTTCCACTTGGAATTAATTCAAAGTTCGTATTTTGAATAGTATAATATTGCGAACTTGTATTTTGAGATAATACCTGACTTAATTTCCAATTATTTAAATTTAAAGATCCCGAAAATAAATAGACATTGGATTGAGATAGTTGATTGCTTCCAACCACCAATGTCCCTTCATTTTTTTTATCCAGAGAAATTGAATACCCAAACCCATATTGATGTGGATATTCAATAACACTACACGTTAATATTTGTGGAGAAGAATAGGTACAATCAGCATCTGTATATTTGTATATATATACAGCGCCTCGACCGTTGTTGTAGTTAGGTGATCCAACTGCTAAGTAGTTATTGGTAATGGATACAGAACTACCAAATTTCTTTGAAATGGATCCTGTGATAGAACAAAATGGAATATCACTTATATTATATTCATCTACGGATATAGAGTTTCCCGCAGAACTAGGAATAATACCTTTTGTATTATCAAACGTATAGTTTGGATTAATTTTGAATATATCTACACAGGCGAAACTACTTGTGTGTCCTAGATAATAACTTGATGATACTGATGTGTCTCCCACTGCCAAAAAATATGTAGATAAATCAATGGCAGATCCATAATTGGATTGATTTACTTTTAAATTGTTCGATTCTACAATGATAAAATCACAATTTGATCCTGGAGAATCATTTATAGAACCACTTTCAATTATCAGAGAAGCTGTTAATGCAGCACTGGAACTTTGTTCTGTGTAGTAAGTCGCTAAATTTCCATTTTCTGGAAAAATTGTTTTCTTTAATATTTTAGAAAGCGAGTAATTCGATTTAAAACTGTCTTTTTTAATCAAAAAAACCTGACCAACTTTACTAAATCCTTCACATGATGTGTATGTGTCAGACGGTGGATTTCCTATAGCGATAAGATCACCATTGGTCACTACCACACTACCATAATTCTGATTATATATATTTTCCAAATTCATACTCTATATACTTATGTAGATATCGACCCATAATACAAATATTGTCCTAAACCTGTTATTCCATAATTAACTACGCTATTAGTATCAGTTGTATAAACTTCAAAATCACTAATAAAATATGATCCGGACAAATATAAATTGTTTATACCATCGTCTAAAATATCACCAACTATATCACCTGTTTGATTATTAATTACTACACTAAAAGGACTAATTTTGTCACCGCTCTGTGTTACATTTAATGTATAACTTATAAATTTATCATCCAAATTTAACTTAGCTTTAGATGTATCATATCCATCAAATCCAAAAATATTATATGAGTTATTATAATTATTATAATACATATTTTTTATTGTATTATAAACCTGTCCTTGATAAGTGCCATCTAAATTGATGGGATTAGTTTCACCATTATAATGAATATTATCGACTGGATAAAATACTGATCCAGCTGGAATCTTTAACCCAAGTTGAAAATGCGGATTATTTGGATCTTCTATCGGCGAACAAGCCAAGAAACCATTAGAATTAATTAATGATGACGTACAACTATCATTGTTAACCGTAGCAAATGATCCTGTATCTAAATAATTAAAATTATAATCACATTCGGCTATGGGAATCACCAATGGGAAATTATACGTACCATCACTTAGTAGTAGCAAATCAGAAAAGATGTTATTAGCGACTTTAGTCTTTGCTACCGAAAATGTAGTAACTTGTATGTCTTGATTTTTGAGAAATTTAATCATCCCAATATAAATAGGAAGATTTAAAAGTATTTAGATTAAAAATCAATACGACACTTAATCAACAACTCATTATCAAATGATTTTTGTGTAGGTCTACTTAGTTTACCTACAGCTAATAGTTCGTTATTAGAATCATATAATCCAATTGTGGTAATATAAGTACGAGGATTACTAATAAGTGCTGGATATATAATAGTGCCTTTAGTTTGACCGTCAGTACCATCTGATACAAATGTTGGGTTGTTACTGTAATTGAATTCTTTATTTTTTACTCTGATGAAGTAATTGGTAGATGGTACAAATTCTGATTTGCGAACCGCCATATTCTTATTTGATTTTTTTATACTCAAATAGAATTTACGTATCCAATTTCTCCAATAACTCTTCCAGTTAACTGAATATTGATTCGTTGTTCTAGCACTAGTAATTTCCGGAGGATTTCCAGTAATACCAACTCTCGCATCTAACTTTAATGCGTTCAATATAACTACTCCATTTGTAGGATAAAATAAACCGATTCCGTCATAAACACCGGATACGGTACCACCTTTAGTGTATGGAGTTGGAACTCCGTTAATAATAGATCCTGAAATCAAGTTATAAACATTTTGTTGTGTATTAATAACTTGGGAATCGTCGATATACGAGAATTGACCTAAAGAGCCAGTGAAATTTAATTGAATTTGGCCTGGATCAATTTGATCTTGGAATTTATCAGCTACATAGTTTAGTACAAAGATTGCGGAACTGTCGGTTGGAGAATCAACACTACCAGACGCAAAGCTAAAGAATGTATCGCCTGGTTGTAAAAGTGTGTTTTTATATTGTGTATATATAATTTTGGTTTCATTCGTATACACGTTTGCTATTGATTGACCTGGATAATTAAAATAACTACTGCCTGAATTATAATAATCTCCATAAGCAACTGCAAAATATTGATCGCCTCCACTATATATATCGATGTAATATTGTGCATTTCTTACGTCAAATGGACTAGATCCTGTCATGACGTTTGCTTGGGCGGATGAAGTTACAAATGATGATTGTGCTACTGTCAAACTACCAGTACCAAACATGCCCGATGATACCTGGTTAATTCTTCCTGCTACTACGTCGTCTGGAGTAAATGGTGTGAATATCATATATTATTAATTTGTGGTAGGAACACTAACAGTTACATTGATTGAAGTACTTCCACCACTTTCATTGCCGATGATAGTAATATTAGTTGTTGTTGTCTTAGACAAAGAACTATTTGGAATAAATCTAAACTTATTACCTATAACGACTTGTGACGATTGTGATACTAAATCGCCTGTGAATGATGGAATCGTCGCTGATGTAGAATTCAAATTATTGGTTTCAGTGACCACTAAAGTGCCAACATTTTTATTAGTCAAAATTGCTGTATATCCCAATGTCACGTTATAAACTGGACTTGTACTCGGAATAACGTCAATTGCGGCTGAATAAGTACGTGGTACAGAAATCAATGGCGGTGCAATACTAATAGTTGGTACCGATGTAACGCCATCATTCAAAGTGACCAACTTATATTTCATTGTCTGTGATTCATCCGTAATGGGTTCCATAATTGGAGTGTTACGAATAGCTATATCGTAATAAGCACTGCCCAGTGGGTGAGTTGGATTAAATTGAGTATAATCAATTTCGTCATCAGCTAAAGCGAAAGCTGTAATGTTCAATCCACCTGTTTTTGCTAATACTTCTCGACCTTTTTTTGTCAGTATCGCGTTAACAGTCAGAACGTTGTTATTAAGGTATGCCATATGTAAATAATTATCAAGTGTTTTTAGTTTTTAATCAAAAATTATATTATAAATTCATAATGTACATGTTCATACTAGCACTTGCACATGTGGAGCATGTTAGTGGTTGTTGTATAAACAGACTATTTGGCGAGTCAATTGAACCAGTTAGTATCCCATATTTAGGGAAATTATCACTTTCTATATCAACCGCCAAGTATCCAGGTATCGTTATAATAGGAGAAGATCCATTTGGTAATCCTTTTCGATTCACAGTTGTAGTAAAATCATTTTTACCTTTTGTATAAGTGTAGTATGTCAATTTACCAGACGATAAAGTTTTTACTCCATTTTTTATGGTATAATATGATCCAGAAATAGCTTGACATTTTAATCTACTACCGACACGGACAAATTTACTTAAATGTCTTTGTGAATAACCACTATTCATTTCTCCATAGTAAATATTCTTGAGAGATTTACTGCCTGTAATTTGATTGTTTAAATTACCAGACCCAGATCCAATCGTTTGTATCGTGTAGTAACTTGACGTAAATGTTACAATAGATCCTGTATTATTTTGAGACTGATAATAATCATTCTCAGAATAATTTATTGTATTTCGTACATTATATCCATTATTATCTACAAATATATATTTTCCATATTTAGCAAATATAAAATCTCTGTCATCGACTCTATCTTTAATTTCAAATCTTGAAAAATTATATGTATCGTGATCCGTATCAATTCCATTTACAGATTCAATATTTATTACGGTGTTGCTTGATGAATTAACTGTATCTATCAATGAAGATAAGAATGTTGGTTTAATTTCATAAGACATTAAACTTGATGTTGTATTTGGGTCTATCGGTAAAAATACAGCATCTTTATAATTAAATTTTACACGTTCGAATATTGAAGGTTCTAATAATAAACCGGTCTTTAAAGTAGCACGACTTGGTGTTAATTTTTTAACAAAATCAAATATAGAAAAATCAATGTAAAATTTATAAGTACTATAATATTCTTGTGGATATATATATTTCTTATTTGCAGCTGCAAATTCGGTCTGTCTTAGTTTTAATTCAGGATAATTTCTCGATGTCAAATATTTAGGATCACCAATAATATCAGATATACCTTCTTTTCCTAAAAAGTCTTCTATATTTTCATTTAAGTATCTATATGGAGAAATATAATATCCAACTAAATTAGAATCGCTACCAATAATATCATTTGTGTATGTAGAATATTCATATGGCACTAAATTAGAACTTACAATTTGAGAAATTTTATTAATATTAGCGTTAGATCTGTAATTTGGGCCAAATCTATTTGAGTTTGTAGACTGTTTGACATTAAATTTCTCAAATTGATATGGGAAAATATCGGCTGATATTGAATCGCAATATGGTGCTCCTCTTTGTATAGTATTTTGATTAAAATTATAAGCGTAAAATTTACTATTATATCTGTTATTCTGATTAGGAACACTAGCTGGATTACCATATAAATTTACAGGAGTGTCAAAACTCCATAAATAATACATATTTTCATATACCAACGACTTTTCCGTGATAGAAATTGAATTTAAGTTATAAGAGTGTTCTTGGAAATCGGCATCACTTAATGCATATTTTTGTACTTTAATTTTATCAATATTTCCATAGAACTGCATTGACGATGAAAAGTTTCCTACATAATAACTTCCAGACGAGAAATATTGATTTTGATCATACAATATTGTTTTGGTTTTTTTATCTGTAAAATTCAATAAACTTCCGTAATATTGATTAACACTTAAAGTATATGTATGTGGTACATATTTATCCGCTGCGGATGAAGTTAACGATTGAGTTTGATTATATAAATTTGATATAACAGGTAAAGAATCAAATCTAATATTTTCATTTGGTTGCTTTCTCAACATTAGTGTATAAAAATCGCCATTAAAATAAGGCATTTCGATGCTTTCTACACTAGACGTGATTATTGTAGAACCAATAGGACACATTTCAAAGACTAACTTTGCTGATTCTCTTTGTTTTGTCTTATACAAATAAATTTGCCAATCTAATTTATTAGATCTTGTTTTTTTAATCAACGGAATCTTATCTTTATAATTGTATTTATTCCATTCATTTGATCGGAAAGACAGTTCTACAGTTGAAACTCCTGTAAATTCTTCGATTATTGATCTAGTTAATTGAGTTGGTGGATACGTACTTCCACTAGTGTATTGTTGTGTTACAAAATATTTATATTCGCTTCCCGTAAAATTGAATTTTACAAATTGATTGTCTTCATATTTAGTAGCGTAAATTATATCGTCAAACTCATAATATGATTGTCTGTTTATCAACACATTTGGGCTACTATATTCGACTACATTTATTAAATCAGAGGATATTCCGAAAATTGAACGAATCAAATTAAATGATGTGGATGTACCTTTAGTTTTGTATATATAATTTAAATTATTTGTTATTCTGTTGAATATAGACTTAGCATAATCAAAATAAGACGATGATAAACTTCCGGTCATCTGTGTGTTATTAAACAATAATTGAGTTACATCACTTTTATTAAATTTAAAATTAGTTACATCCCAGTTAAAATTATTTAAAAGTTCTTCTATATAATTTTTTGGATAACTATTGTTATCATCCCAATTAATAGGATATGATTTTGGAAACTTCTTAATAAATACTAAAATGTTATCAAAGAAATGACCAGTCATAGCAGTGAACTTTATATAATCAGCGTTTGATTCATCCGTTTTAATATATTCAGGCAATTGATAAAATAGCGAATTGTAATTACTTTTGTCAAAACTTATACCATCTTCTATTTTTTGATCTATACTGGATGTAGAATAAAATAAATAAGATTCGTATTCGTCAAAACTATCCAATAATAATATCTGTTCATCGATAATTCTGGTTATATCATTGGAATATGATGCCGATATTGAAATATTAGATGTTGACGAAGCTTGATTTTTAATTTGATTCTTGGAAGTCTCATAAGAACCGTATTTAGAAATTTTACTTTTAGCTATTTTTGATCTTAATTCAGCTGATGAAAAATTTATAAAATTACTAAAATCAGTATAATTAATTAGTAAATCATTTATTTTTTGTTGAACACGTGTCTTAGCAGCAAATAATGTATTGTTATCTAAAGATTTAAATCTATCGTTTGTTGGATTTACAGACGGGGTTACTACTGTAAAATTAACGGCGTTTAAATAAACCTTTCGTGAAACTGGTGCCGTGTAAAGATTAACTTTAAAATATAAAGGTAATAATGAAATATTGGAAATCCAACATGTGTCTTTTAAAGTGTATTGTGATGGAAGCGGACTATCTAATTTAATTTGAACATTTATACGTCCATCAACCGTATTTAAATAACTTGTATGTGTTAATATTTTAACTAAATTGCCACCATCAAAATTCAATGCATTTTTATAATAACCATAAAACTTTTGACTATAATTATTTAAAAGTTCGCCTATCTTTGGTTCTAACCAGTACTTATATACAATTTGTACAAATACGTTTACCGTTTCTACCAAGTCGTCATCTGTTAATGTCGTTCTTTGTAAGATTGCATCTTGACTGACTTTAAAAGTTATTAAAGAAATCGCTTCCAAAATTTCATTATATGAAAACTCGACATCATTATAGCTATAAACAAAATTCTTTATTTGTTCAGCTATACCTGAAAATTTTACATTTTGATTAATTACGGAATCTGGATCATTGGAAAGATTAACAATTTTATTATATCCAACATAAACTGAATTAATAAATTCTTGTAATTCGGCCGACGATTTAAATCCGAGATATTGTGCATATTTCAAATAATTAAAATTGGTTGAATTTTCATTAAATGATTGATCTATTGGGTTTCTATCTACTATAGGAACAATTTCATCTATTAGTTGTAAGAATACAAATTTTTTATCAGCGAATGATGAAATTTTTACAGAATCTAATCTGTTAACTTCATTCAAGTTTGGATTGAATGCGTAGGACAGTCTTAATTCTGTTCTACTAGGAGAAACTTCTTTGATGAATAATCTATTAGTAGTATTTCCCGCAATATTTCGGATGGGGTTATATAATGCATAATATAGACCTGGATTTAATTCACTAAATTTAAAATCATACTGAGTATGTAATAACAATTCATTACCATACAAAGCATAATTTGTAAATGGATTTGCTACTCTATATGAACGTTGCACATTATTAACGTCTCTATAGGTTGACTGTACAATACTAAATGTTGTTTTTGGAATTATTCTGTCAAAAAGAATTGGTTCTTGATTGCTATTATAGATACTTAATTCAAATATATCATCATTCGTATCACCGAAAAAGTTTTCCGAATTTAAAACTTGTTGTTCGTATAAAGATTGTAAATTTTGAGGAAGATACGAAGCACTTACTATACCGTTAGTAAGATCAAGTTCATTAATTGTTAAATAGTCGTATGGCATATTATACTAGTGGTAAAAACGGAAAATCGTCGCTGAAATCAGATGGAACTGATCCTTGACCTAACTGTATTCTGAGAGAAATAATAGTAGTTTTCAACGCATTGATAACTTGTTTATCATCATTATTTTCATATTTTTCAACTAACGCATTAACCGTCTGATTTAGAATTCTATTTTCTTCAATCAGATTGTTATATTGATTTAAAACTTCATTTATATTACGTTTTTCTTCAATTTGTACAGTTTGAAGTTCTGTAAAATCCACTGTATTTGCGTCAATAATTTTTTGTTCATTGTATATAAATGTTTTCAATGGAACTTTAACATAATTAACGTTTCCATTAACAGATTGAGCCGCCGAAAATACTAATTGATAATTTCCAAAAGAATCGACGTTATTAGTAAAGTTTCCAAAATTTTTAAAACTGGAAACTTCATCTGTAGCTACGTCGTAATTTAATTGTATATCTGACATATTATCTTGTTATCTTAAATATTTTCTGAGTATCAGTTATATCTACTGTGCCGTCAATATATTCAGTCTTAATAAATATTTTCAAATATCTTTCTTGTGGCAATCCCGTTGTTTGTAACTTGAAATAGTTACCTTGATTTGCATCACAACTTAATTTTGTATATTGATCAAACCCAACTAAAACTTCTTCCGATTCAGCGTCCTTAATCATATAATAAGAACTAGTAGGAAGATATTTTGGAGTAACCATAACTGGTTGTTGATAAGCTTTTTGGAAGTTTTTTAACGGATATCTATCTCTAGCAAATACAAATATTTTTGGTAAACTCCCAGCCTTATAAGCATCTTTAAGATAGTTTAATGTAATTAAATTCTGAATTGATCCAGAAACAGGTTTCAAACTTCCTGTTATGAATACACTGTCATCCCAAGCTACATCGATATATGGACTATAAATTGTATTTGTATCTTTACTAAAGAATTGCAAAAGTCCATTAGTTTGTTGTAATGGAGGAGTTGAAATTTCCAACGAACTTAACAATATAAGTCCTTGATTAGGAATACATCCGCATAACCAACCTCTAACGATTTTGGTTATATCCATAGTAATGTCACTTTGATTACCGTAACTAAATGATTGACTACAAATTAAACTTGCATTAACTAATGATGGATATTTTGTAGAATTACAAATCCACTTTGGTTTGTTTGTGTATGAAGCAGGAACTTTATAAAACCAAGTACCTCCTTGATTTTCAAAGCTAGCACTTGAATACGACGATGTTAATAAGTAATCTACCTGTTGATACTCTTTTGTAATCTGACTTCCATACCAGATACCATTACCATCATAGTTTTTATAGTTCCAACTAGCGCCTAACTGTGAACCATCATCAGCATATCTACCATTACCATTATTCCAACTTTGACTTATTGGATAAGCATAAATACTATAATTTAACGGTAAGTTTCTAGCACCACATGACTTTAAGTTTAATGTAAATTTTATATTAGATCCGCTAATATTATTGCTTGAGATAGATTTACTCAATTCATTTATATCAAACTTAACAAGCGTTCTAGAAAACTCGGGGTAGTTCAAATATGTTGCTGTAGACGGCCGAGTAAAAGATCCACTATATTTGCCTTTAAAATAACCAGCAAAATTTATGACATCCGCGTAATACAATTTACTGGACGTTAAAGTTTCTATATATAACTTAGAATTCGAACCACTAAAACTTCCTGTAAACGATCCTGAATTAAAAGCTCTTACTGGAGAATAAAAACTGGAGCTACACGGTATGCCTGTATTTGATTTGCCTAATAGTTTCCCTCTTAAATTTTTAAAGCTGCCTGTGCCTGTCAAAGATGACGTTAACGGACTTGTTGTATATGTCCGTTTATTTACTTTTAGTTTTGTAAAAAAGCTACCAACTCTTACAGAACCTGAAAAACTACCTGTACTCCAACTACCTGTAAAGAACGAATAACTTGTTATATTCATACTACCAGTAAACGATCCAGATGCATAATTGGCAGATCCAGAAATATAAAGTGGTTTTTTTGGGTTAGTAGTTACATTAGATAATCTGCCTGTAAAATTAGCAATAAATGATGTATTTGGTATTACAGAAGATGTAAGATTAAAAGCATACCATTTACTTCCAGAGTAAATAAATAAAGAAGTGGTAGTATAAGCTAACCAACCTTCGTTACCATAAGATGACGCTGTAATCGGAGCTTCGTGCCAGTTCGGATCTGTATATACAGTCGTCGTGCCTTTATTAGATGCATAAATTTCTAAGATCTCATCGATTCCAAAATTTTTATCGATAAATTCCGAAGAATTATTTATGTAGGTATCTTGAGATGGATAAATAAATGTGTGCATATTATACTACAAGTCCTTTTATATCAGAATCTGGAAATTTAACTTCAAATATAGATGGATCTTTTGATGGATAAACTATGTTATTTTGAGTTGCTATACTGATATTATATGCAACTGGGGAATAATTTCCCTCATCAATAGTTAAATTTTTTATAACAATATCACTAACCGATTGAACACCTTCATTTTGCATTATTTCAAAATTTATTTGACTTAAATTAATTGGTTGATTAAAACTCCATTTGTCAATTTCGAAAAATGATTTAATAGATTGTATGCAGTTATTCAACACATCCGACTTGTTGAATCCTTTAAATACTGTTATTTTGAATTCAACTGCGATATTAATAATATAACCATCGATGATATTAATCTTATCGGTTAATATCTTATAATTTTGAATATAAGTTATTAAATTTTGAAGTGTAGCTGGATTTATTTGTGTTAAATTTTTATTTACATCATATCCCAACAAATACAAATTATTCGTAAATGGACTATTAGATTGTAAAAATTTTCTTCTATCTAATGGATTCAACGGAGTTAAATCTACAGTTGAATTGTTTTCTGTATTTACAACTCCGGTTATCAATCCATTATATTGTACTTCTCTTGTTAAATTACTTTGTATAAATGCTTTTGCTATATTTCCGAGCTGAGCAGGCAATGCATAGACTCTCAACAAGAAGTCGTCTTCTGTCACCATACGATTTTGCGTTGAAAAATTCAACATTGCATTTTGTCTGATCTCTTCATCAGATTCAGCGTCATCACCACCAGTTGCGGCTTCTAAATTGTTTACTCTTAATGAGTTTTTAATCGTGTTTAACAAAATAACTTCACTATCGGTCAATGATGTAACATCATTCAAATAAGAAATTCCTAGAATTTTCTTAATCTCCCCAGAGTTAACATTTGAATTTAAACCGCCGCCTATAATATATGTAATTGTTAGTGTAGTGTTAGATGGTGATACGCCATATGACTTTTCTTTCAATGCATTTGTATTATCCAGTGAAATGTTTAAGTTCTTCAAATTTGATAATGCTACTCCGACATTTGTAGGATTAGGGATAACGATTGTATTATCATAATTTTCAGTGTTTGCTCCAAATTGTAAAGTTGTTTGATCATTTTCATCAATAACTGTAACAAATCTTTTTTCAGTTCTTAAATACTTAAGAATTTTTGGAGTTTCATTTCTATACTGAGATAGTGTCTGATTATTCAATGGAACATTATCCACCTCGATTGGAATAGTATCTTGTGCCAAGTAATCAAATTCATAGTACTTAACATTATTACTATCAGTGACACTTATAATTTTAAGTACATTAGTTTCATCCAATTTTATACTATAAAATGGAACTTGATCGGTTACACTGACTTGTTTATTTACTACTGTACCGGAATAAGCTTTAGTTGTCTTTTTAATTAAATAAAATTGAGGGGCGCCAGTATTATCACGACTGTAAACTGTAATTTCTCTAGGGGAGAATTTAGTATCTTGACTAAAGTCTATACTTTCTTCTATTATGAAATTAACTCCTGATGTACTCGACAACTGTGAAAATGGCTGTAGTATTAGACAATATCGCTCGTCTGGAAAATATTCATTGTCTTTGGTACGAATGGAAGGCAATAATTGAAATACGTCAACCACAGCTGAAGAAGCAGACGAAACTTTAGGCTTGTATCCCAGATATTTAGCACCGTTTATAATATTTCTACGATCTTGTGCAAATTGAATGTAACTTTCAAAAAATTGTTGATCTGTGTAATATGAAAGTACATCTCCAACATAAGCTGCTTGATCTATAAAGATTTGACCTGGTGAACTTTCACTGAAATCTTTATAACTCTGTGGATAATACTGTTTGGTGAAATCAATTAGTTGTTGACGCAATGATGTAAAATCTCTATTGAGATAGTTTATATCTTTTGTGTTCGCATCAAATGTTTTGTTAATTAGCTTTGACATTAAATTTTATTAGTTTCCAAGTTAAACTCGGTATTACCCACGGCATTGTTATATCTAAAAGTAATACTTATAAATATCGAATTTTTACTATTATTGTCGGGTTGAACTTGAGATAACTCAACGTTTAATATAGTTGTACCGTTCAAAAATTTATCAACGTCACGTTGAATCACATCAATAATTATGTCTTTAGATATGTCACTTCCTATATTATTGAATAATAAATTGTATAAACCAGATCCGAAAGTATTGTTAAATCTTCTTTCACCTGGCATAGTTAACAACAAATTTTGAATATTTGATGCTATTTGGGATATTGTATCTTTGTTTGTGGCAAAGTATCCTTGATTACCAAGTTGAATTGGTAATGACAAACCTATAGATTTTGTCGGAGTAGCCATTTATTTTACTTTATTTATTTCCGCGTTTATTATTAACCGCTTTCATTAACGATCTATAGTCTCTATTTATAGCACTATAAACACTTTTAACGGGTTCAGGAGCATTTTCAGGTACTTTGGTTTCTGTAATAACTTCTTGTGTACCCCCTCCATATCCACCCATCATACTAACCATACTACCTTCTTGTGGTACCCCACCTGTAGTTTGATTTAAAATTTCATTTAACATTGGGTTGTTGCTGTATTTTACAAACTTCTTCACAGATTTAACTGGTTCCTCAACAACAGTAGATTCGTTCATAGTTTCCAATTCGCTTAGAATTTGTTGTTCTAAATCAGAATCAGCTGATTTTTTCTTGGCTTGAATAACTTCTTTAGAGAATATTTCTGCTAATTGACGTTTAATTTCAGATTGTACTACGATTCGTACCTCTTGTTGCACTGTTTTTTTGATGAATTCTTTTAATATATCTATTTTCATATTATTATATATAATTATTAACCCAATGGAGATTTAGGTAAATTTAATAATGCTTGTGCGCCTTTTGTATCAGATGGTCTGGGTATCTTGATGGTCTTGATACGTGGCATACTAGGCGGTTTTGGTATATTTGGCTTAGACATTCCTTTTTGGACACTGGACAATTTAGCTGCCGCAGCTCCAACGGCTCCTCCAGTAACAGCCCCAATTGCAGCACCTTTTCCTCCCCCAACTATTCCTCCTATTCCAGCTCCTAACCCACCACCGGCTAAAACTCCTCCCGTTACACCGCCAATGGACAATCCAGTACCAAGTGCGGTACCACTTAATCCGCCTATTAATGCTCCTTTACTACCCCCAGCTAATGATCCCACACCGGCTCCAATAGCACCACCTAATATTCCACCTTTTAATCCTTTAACTAAATTAGATGTGGATTCAACCATACCTGTTTTAGCATTTACAAATTTATCATTTCCAGCTATAGATTCAGGACTAAACTTATCAGGCGACCAATCTTTACCCAAACCATCTGGTTTAATACCTTTAGGATTGAGTTTATCAAATACTTTACCAGCTATACCACCCGTAATCAATCCAGCGCCTGCACCAATTAATGCACCTTTTCCCCCACCGGCTAAAGCTCCAATACCCGCTCCTAAAGCCCCTCCGCCAATTGCACCTTTAACTCCTGATGAAAGATTACTAAGTACTCCCCCAGCGGATTCTTGAACACCACTAACTGCACCTTGTGCCTGTCCAACGGCTCCTTCCAATGCACCTTGTGCTTGACCAGTTGCACCTTGAACTTGTGATGTTAACCCGCCGGCTGCACTTTGTACTTGAGACACAGCATTAGATGCTGCGCCTTGCGCTTGTGAGGCTGCTTGTTGTGCTGCATTTGCATCTAACCCCTTTACTTCTTGTGTTGGAAGTTTTATGTTAGGATTATCTACCACAGGAGCTTTATTAGCAACTCCTGATATCGTTTGTGTAGGTGGACCTGGTAAAGCTGGATCGGGATCAGGTAAAAAACAAGCAGGTACTAAATTCTTATCAAGTTCGCCCGAAGAAATTTTATTTTTAATTTCTTCAGGTATACGTCTTACTTTTGATTTGATTTCATCAATTTCGCCGTTATAATATAATTCGAAAGTATATGCATCTTTAATCCATTCCCGATTAAATGCTTGAATATTAAAAAGCCCTCTAAAGTCGAGTTGTAAATTTGAGAGGGTAGATGTTTTAATAACATCGTATTGTGCTAAACATGGAAGTTTATCTCCCACGTAATCGGCAAATACTTGATATTTCTCCAAATCAACAAACACATTTACTTTAGGAGTTCCTCCTGATTTTGGCGTATATGTTTCTGTAAAATAATTTTGAAAAAACTGAAAAGTTCTATCGTATTTTTTATATATTTTTGTATACTTATTATTTCCAATTTGTGCATACCCATTATTCAATAATTCAGTGGGACTATAAAATTCATATAGTGATTGATAAGACTCCGCAGATATCAAGCTTGGAGTGACTGAGGTTCCTTGTGAATTTATTCTAAATACCGCTCCAACGACGGTTTTATATTTGTTAAAATATGGAATTATTTCCAAAGAGTTTTTTGGAAAAATTCTACCTGTTGCTGGTTGTAAATTACCAAATATGTCTACTAGTTGTAATGCCATATATTAATCCTCAAATTCAAATTCAACTTGTACTGGACCTTCACGACGATTTCTACCTTTGAAATCACCCACAACTCCAGCGCCTGTAACCGTATTAATTTCCACCGGATCTTTACACTCTCCACCACTACCAGTTGGTTTAACTCCATTACTACCTGGAGCATATCCACCTCCGGTCACGAATACACGTCTACTTAGTGTCTTGTGTAAATTATCTCTTAATAATTGTAGTTTAATTTGTTGTACCGGTATTTGTGTTTGATCTGGATTAGCGTCATTGGTATTTTCAGCATCAATTTTACCGGCATCTTCATGACCATGTGGATGTGGATGAACGTGATGATACCAATGTACATGATCCAATAGCCAGTTACAAAGATCATACATCCAATCTACAGTTGTTTGACCCAATAACGCTGGTTCATTAGTTTCACCATATTGTCCTAAAAATATTTGGGGAGCATTTATAGTTGCTGTATTATTAGTGGTTATAACAACTTGATCATTAGCATCAACTGTATATTCACTATCTGTAGCAACAGCATAACGTTTTTTACTAAAATGAAAAGTTTCTGCAAATCTGCTACTCAATATTAAACGATCACTATTAATAACAATTTGATCGCCTATCAATGTTGGAAATTTAAATTGCGTAGAACCTTTTGGATTGAATCTAGATTGTTCTTCGGTTGATTTATTTTCACTGTTTATTCCAAATATACTTTTATATACAGTGGTTTGCCATGCACTTACTGTATATCCACTTGTTATTTGTATAGTACTTCCATCGTTGTTAATATCTTCATCTATCTGACCACCATAATTCTTTTCTTTATCAGTTATAGGAGATATTGGAGGAAGTTTAGGATGTAACTGTTGTGTAGTTTTTTGCGCAATATTACGTTGACGATTTCGTATAGTTAGTTTGGGATTTCCATATCCACTTCCGACTGACTCTTTGAATAGATTTCCATTTAAAGCATAAGATGCATATGCTCCTTTGTCATTAGAACGATTATCGTCATAAGCACTAAATCTTATAGATTGTCCAAATCTACTTTCAATTATAGTATCGCCCTCAAATTGACGAACACTGCGTATGAATGGATTGCATATAAAATAGTTACCAAAATATCCCGTTTGATTTTGATTTATAAATATTGGATGACTTACGTAACTTTTACAATTTTTAGGTTGTAAATATGCAATTGCGCTTTTTCCATCATCGCTGCTTGATTTTTCAGTTATAAACTCCCCATTTGTTCCTAGAAAATTCAAACGATTAAATGGCTTTGTGTAATAATAATTCTCCCCTATTTTTAAAACCAAAACTTTTTCATTTAATAATGGAAATTGTGTGATGGTATTATCCAATGGAATTGCCCATGGCAACTTATCATAAGACGTTTGTTTTTCTTCGCTTAAAATGCGAATTTTAACTCGACCAATATAACTGAAATCAGTATCTGTCGCAAGTGGTATTGTATTATTGTAATTTACCGGTATTTGTTGATATCTTACAGTTGGAGGAGGCTGTGAATTTTTATCGGTTGTTGTTTTTCCAAAAAAAGGATGTTTATCGTCTAAAATAATATCTACAACAACTGCTAATTTTAAGAAATTAGTATCTATATTGTTATTAGATGTGTTTAAAACAGTTGACGTAGATGGATTTAAAAGTCTAGCTATAGTAGATACGTTTGTGCTCATTATTGATTACCTTTGCTAATTGTTATAACTTCTTCCATCAATTGTTTTCTTTCATCTTCACTGAGCACCATAGATGGACCTTCCCCACTTGCTTCGCCTTTAGCGACTAATCGTTGTACTACAGATGCTAATTTAACCAATTGTTCGTCATTTTTAATACCGACATCGTAGTAGTCTTTAATGAGTGGAACAATAATCACAGCATCATTAACTGTTTTAATCAAAGTGCGTAATTCAGAAATCAATATATCAATTTGATCTTTCTTGTTTTCTGAATTTTTCACTATATCTTTACAAAGACCAGAAAAATGCTTTCCTTTGTAAATTTCAAAATTTAAGTCCATATACCTATAAATAGAAAAACCACTCAAAATAGAGTGGTTTTATTATTGATTTAGATATTATAATGTTCCTCTATGACTATAATTTCTCATCACAATATTTTGATAACTCTTCATTTTATTAATTACTTTTGTAATTTGTTGTGTTTTACAGTTACTGAGTTCTCTAATATAGAGATACAATGTTTTCTTATTAAAATTCTCAATTCTTTCACAATTTCTAAATAATTCAATGACGGCGTATGCAATATTTAAATCTTTCTGCTTATTAAAAATTTTTGTAATATTAGATTCCCAATAATTTACCATGAGTTTCATGAATTCTTGTGTCTGAACATCTTTATGATGTGCATCTTCAGTTTGTAAACATACAGAAGATTCACTTGGAGTGTCGCTTATATCTACGTGTTGATTGAATCGTTTATAGTTATTGTTATTGTGGAATATTAAATAATTCTTAGCTACTATACTAAAATAACTAAATGCTTTGCCTTTACCTGCTTGAAATTTATGTATATTAGTTACCAAATGTGATACTGTTTCTTTTTGAATTTCCTGAGGACTATTATCAAAATAAGTAAATTTAAATGTGTTAAATATATTTTCCACTAATTTGTCAAAACTAAACTTTATCTTTGTTTCATAGATTTCATTTCTTCTTGTATCATCTTCTTCATTATTATATTCTATGATAGCATCTTCTGTTTTTTTACTAAAATAAATTTTATCTTTTTTGTTTCTCCCACGTCTTTTTTTTCTTTCACCATTTACATCGAATTGAGACTCTTCATTATCATTACTTTTAATAATATTTTGTGTTTGAATACTACGTGGCACTTCAATATTAGAAATATTTTTTGATTTCGATGTGGTCTTTTTCTCTGCGTTCAGAACAATAATATCAATATCATTCTTAGGTTTTTTAACTAATTTAACCATCTGAATGGCCGTTTTATCTTTTTTATTAACACCGTCTTTAAGAACCACAATCTTCTTTATTTTTTTAGAATGGTTTATTTTTGTTTTTTTCATCAATGTCGGTTGATTTATCATTATCATCAGTTTGAATTCTTTTATTTGTTAGTTTTATGATATTTAGCAAATCTGTAAACAAAAAGCCAACATCATCGTCTTTCTCAAATATACACCGATCATCAACAAATTTCAATTTATTATATGTATTTTTTACAAGTAATTTAAATTCTAATAACCATGTCTCCAGTGTATCTATTTGTACAAATGACTTTTTAAGAGCCACTAATAGAAAAATATTTAATATCAGTGATGTAAGTAGTACGGTAAGTATAACATATATCATTGTTTTAATTCGTCAAAAGTTTCATCGTCGTCATTTAATTCTATATACTCAGATAAATAATCCATAGACTCTTGTATCAAGTCCCAATTAGATGTATCAAATCCACGTTTAAGATTCCTATATAATTCAAAAATTTCTTTTTCTTCCATACGTATATGTACATATATAGTGAAATAGATAAAAATTATTTTTTATTTCAAAAACTAAACATACCTCTTACCCCCGTTGATTTTTTAGATCGATTTTCAACTATGCGATCAACTATTTTTTCAACCTCAACAGGCTTTTCCACTATGCGTTCAACTATTCGATCAACCTCAACAGGCTTTTCTACTATACGATCAACTATTTTTTCAACCTCAACAGGCTTTTCTACTATACGATCAACTATTTTTTCAACCTCAACAGGCTTTTCTACTATACGATCAACTGTTGAATGTGTTGGTTTATCGTTGGACTCGTCTGTAGATTTTTCTTGTTTTTTGACATCCTCTGAATAAACCTTATTTGTACTTATATTATACGCCAATAATAATACGACAGCGAGCGGATCAAATACAGTAATAAGCACTACAATAAACCATTTTACTACATTTTGAATCGTTGTATTAAATTGATCAGCTACAAATTTAAACGTTATAATATCTTTCTTTTGACTGTTATCTACTTTTAACTTGAAAATGTCATCATCAACAGCTGTTGATTTAGCACTGTAGGTTTTGATTTTATCATTTTCGTTTTCTAACTGTTTATTGAGATCTGTAATTTGATCGTTAATTTGATTTTGGATATTTTGTAGTTGGATTGGATTACGAGCAATTAATACATTTGTAAGTACTCCGTTCAATCTACTTTCTTGACTACTTCTCAGCGCATACAGTTTTTCTATAGATTTTTTTGTAGACTCAATTTTATCAATCTCTTCTTTTTTCTGAGATTCCAGTGTTGAAATTTTATTTAATGCCAATTCAGTTTCCAAAGATGATTTTTGAAAAGCGGCTGTCAAAAATCCAAATACACCCAATGATGTTATAGCCATCAATGCGAATACGGCAGTTATCATATAGATTCTCATTAGAATATTAGCATAGTTCCAATATCTAAATAGCCAAGATGTTGTTACCAATTTACCCAGTTCTAAAGCGGATGCCATTATCATAACAGCAATCGTTGCGCCTGAAAATAATAATCCTATACCATATACGCTAAAATAAGCAGCACATCCAGCGATTAAAAGTGATGTAAATATTACCAAATGTTTAAACTGTATCATATCTATAAATATCTACAAAATAAAAACCCCATCCAATTAAATGAACGGGGTTTAATATAACCTTGACTGAATATTACGAATATTACTCAATCTTTATTTTTTTGGTTTCTGGAATTGTAGGTTTGATCTTTGACAATGTAACCCTTAACAACCCATTTTCAAATTTTGCGGATGGATTTCTGCGATCAATTTGATCACCTAATGTAAAACTTCGTTTGAAATTGCTATGTTTTAATTCTCTACGAATATACTTTCCTGTAAATTCCCTATCATCAATCTTTTTAATCTTTTGACCACTAATAGTAAGAACATTTTCTTGTACATCAACAGAAACATCTTCTTTAGAGAGACCGGGAATCTCTGCTAGAATTTCCACTCGATCATTATAATCAACAACGTCTACACGTGGATAACTTTGTTTTTCAAAGAAACCAACCCCCAATTCTTTATTTAATTCTGGGAAATGTGCCGCGAATACTTCATCGAATACACGGTCAAATGGCGTTAAAAACTCATCACGATCAACGTGACGTAATGCAAACGGACTATATTTAATTACTGACATATATTTACCTTTCTTTTAATAATTCTATTGAACTTATTAACCTAATAGCCTCACTCGAGCACTATAGTAGATAATACACACGTACTATCTAAAAATATATATAAACGAACTTCTGAAAAATGTCAAGAAAAATCAAAAATATCCAACTGCATATCCATAAATAGCACTTGGGGAACCACCGACATATACACCCACTGAGATTGTACCTGTAGTAACTCCTGGCGGCGGCGCGCCTTCGATTGTAAAATGAGTTATTATATTTCCATTATCTGGATCGTATCCATATGCATGTTGCCATCCCCAACTTGAATACACATTTGTAGTAAGATCAGTACCACCTAAATTTACACCATATAAGTATACGTTATTATTTTCACTGACATCAAAACTACCTTCTATTTTAAACCATTTTAATGTTTTACCAGTCGCACTGATATTTCCGAAAGGTTCGAGCGTACCTGAATTAGAAGGAGTTCCAGCGCCGGTTCTAATAGTATAAGAAGCATTTACAAATGTATCTCCACCAACAGATCCACCGGCTAAATAACTAGATGTTTTAGCATAACTACTGCTTACAGCATAACTTGCGGTACCATTAAAAGATACTTTTTTTCCCGTTCCTCTAAAATTAGTAATATTATCGATTCCTCTAAATGATCCGGTAATTAAAGATCCTTTTGATCCTATTACTTTTCCATAATGACTACCACTGAAACTACCACTAGCTACGGTATTTTTGCTTAATATTCGTCCCCAGTAACTGCCACTAAAACTGCCACTAGCTTTACCTTTAAAACTACCACTGAAGCTGCCACTAGCTTTGGTATTTTTGCTTATTAAGCTGCCGTAGTGACTTCCGCTAAAACTGCCACTAGCTTTACCTTTAAAACTTCCGCTAAAACTGCCACTAGCTACGGTATTTTTGCTTAATATTCGTCCCCAGTAACTACCACTGAAGCTGCCACTAGCTTTGGTATTTTTGCTTATTAAGCTGCCGTAGTGACTTCCACTGAAGCTACCACTAGATTTACCTTTAAAACTTCCGCTAAAACTACCACTAGCTACGGTATTTTTACTTAATATCCGTCCCCAATAACTGCCACTAAAACTACCACTAGCTACGGTATTTTTGCTTATAACTTTACCCCAATAACTACCACTAAAACTGCCCGATGATATTCCTTTAAAACTTCCTGTAAAACTTCCAGAATATGATCCTGTTAATCTGCCTAATGATGATTTTAAATCATTAATGGTACTGCGTCTTGACCAAAGTGAAGAACCTGATTGAACCGTCAACAATAAATCATCGCCATCCAAATTTGAATATCTAACCAATTTACTGACTTTAATTGGAGTTACACTGACGTTATTACATGGTAAAGGCATATATTATATAAGTATCAAATATTGTACAATAAAATTTTATATGTAGTTCCGTTGATTTTAACCGGTAAATAATTACTAGTTGCAGATCCAACCGTAGTTGCCAAAGTCAATGATCCTGTAAATCCGGATTGAATATTTAAACTTCCTGTAAATGATCCTTTATATGAAGCGTTTACCGATCCAAAGTATGTTATTAAGTTTCCAAATGTAGCTTTCTTGGAATAATATACATTATTACTACTGTCATATTGGGAAATGACCAATAGATCATTTGAACTTATAATCGAAGAAGCCAATTGACTTATTCTCAAAGTTTTTACATTTAAACTGTTACAAGGACTGATTGCCATATATTATAAGTATAATTCAATGATAAATTTAGTTATATAACTTGTGATATAATAAAGTCAATTTCAATATAAGATTCAGATAGTCCATCATTTTCTAAAAAAGTAAGAGTTCCATTAACAACTAATGAACTATCTGAATTTTTTCTTATTTCAAAAGTAACTACGTTATTTCCAGTCGGAACTACTGGATCAGGATCTTTAGTAGGATACGTCAAATTATAATTAATTGAAGTCGTGCCATACGGCGACCAAGAATTTGTATTAGTTACAGTTGTAACGGTAGTTAACCTATTCACAACAAATTGCAATACTTTCTTAGTATCGGCACCAATATTACTTAAACTTTGTGTTGTAATCAAATTTCTAACAGTAGTTTTACACGTTGAAAAATTACTCGGATTTGAATAATCACTAAAATTATAACTATTTCCTCCACCAGATGTAACTTGTCGCCAAAATGCAAAATTTCTCATATTAACTAAAATTCTGAATTGCAGAACCGTAAATTTTACTCTTAATATTAACAAATGTAAAAACATCTTGCTTTAAATTGCCCGATGTCACAGACGGTTCCACTCCAGATTTCCAATAAATTTTAGTATTTGCCGTCGATCCATTTAAACTACCTGACCAGTGTTGAACAGTATATGTACTGCTGTTTTTTACTAAAACCGTCGATGTTTGTCCATCTAATAATGACATTGTAACGTTTCCACTCTGACTTAATGCAAGTATGAGTGTTGAATATCTCACTCCATTTAAAATTCTACCCTGGTTTAATGAACTAATCGTTTCGGTATCTGTAGCGTTACCTCTATATGAGCCTGTAAAAGCACCATATTGAGCCGTTATTCCTCGGTTTACTTGTAATTGAGTTTCAATTACGTATTTCGCACCATCCCAATAAAAATTATTTAAATTCTTCAATGTTCTTGCACCGCCCCAAACCGTTAAATAATCTGCAACACCTACCGTACTAGCTGTAATTGGATTGGTCCATCCAACAGCATAATCAGCATTAGTATTTTTAGCTAATATTTGATATTGATTACCTCCTATTGGCACACCATTTATTGCTGATCCACCAGCAGATGCATATGCTGCAGTTAAAGCTTGAGTAGCATAGGACGATGTACCATAAAATGCCGCCGATGCTACTCCACCATTTGCAGTTGGAGTAGTAGTACCACTTTCTAATACTTTTGTCGCGGTAGAATTATAAACGTCTCCGGTTAAATTACCGGTTACATTGCCGGTTATATTGCCGGTTACATTACCACTGAATCCAGTTGTAGCCGTTATAGTTGTGCCAGTTATAGTTGTAGCAGATGTAGCTCCTATAATAGTGCCATCTATAGTTCCTCCATTAACATCAATAGTACTAAATGTGCTTGTACCTATTGTAGATGTTATATTACCAACGAATCCGGCTGTAGCCGTTATAGTTGTACCTGTAACAGTTCCAACAGTTATATTAGGTGTTCCAGATAAACCAGTAGCAGTACCTGTTACATTTCCAGTGAATCCAGTGTTAGCCGTTATAGTTGTGCCAGTTATAGCCGCAGCAGTACCGGCGCCTATAATAGTATTATCTATAGTACCACCATTAATGTCTATAGTGGTAAACGTACTTGTTCCTGTGGATGTTATGTTACCTGTTATGTTACCAGTTACATTTCCCGTTAAATTTCCAGTAATACCATTAGATACAGATAATGAATTTCTAACATTAACGGTATAGAAATTAGATGATTTAAAATCCGGATTATAGAAACTACCTGTGAATTTATTATTTGTACCAGTGAAATTTACAGTTGCATTAAATGGACTGAAATTAGTTGAGCTAAGTATAGATCCGCTTAATGTGGCATAGTTTATTCTTTTAGTAATTCCACTCGACTGCAAAAGTAATTCGTCTTGCCCGCCTATAGTTGAAGTTATAGGCAACGATGAAATTAATCTTCCATTATTAGATAAGACTGGCATAATATAATATATATAATTAATGCAGAGTTTTAAGTTTTTTTAATACAAATTTAACTAACCCACTTCTTACAATATCTTCTTCATTAAATCTAAATACATACACTCCATTATTTCTACTTTCTTCATCGTCAAACAGATTCATAATTGGCACAAATCCACTTTTGCCATTGATGTCACTTTGATCCGGATCTCCACAAATGAATAATTTACTAAATTCGCCGACACGTGTGATTAATGTAATAAGTTCTTTTTTAGTCATATTCTGAGCTTCGTCTGCAACAATACATTTGGCATTCCAACTTAAACCGCGCAAAAAATTAATTGGAAATCCATGAATTCGTTCTTCTCTTTTCAACTTTTCAATGTCACTACGAGGAACCAATTCTTCTAACTTATCTATCAACGGTTGAATATATGGACTCATTTTTTCATCCATTTCACCAGGCAAAAATCCCAATTTACTATCACTACTTTCAACTATACTACGTACATACACAATCTCACTTACTCGTTTTTGATTTAATAGATTCAAACCAGCCAAAACACTAGTATACGTTTTGGATGTGCCAGCTGGACCAGCAATAAAGACACATTTTGTATTTTTATTTTGTAAAAGTTCTAATAACTCAATTTGCTTAGGATTTAATTCTCGATTATCAAGTTTTATCACATCTCTAATTTTTGCGTTTTGGTGAACTTTTGGACTTGTGTCTTTCTTGGTGTTTTTGTTCATGTTGTTCTATTTGTTTTTTTAATTTAACTAACCGATCACAAAACTCATATTGTTCAGTTGTGATATAATGTTCAAAGATATTATCAATATTATCTCTGAAGTTTGACCGATCCAATATAACAATAAAATTTGAATTCTTAAATGCAAATACTTCGATTGACGGATATCCGTTGTCCAGTGCGTATTGCACTGATAAAACAATTTGTTCCATTAATTTGACTTTGTTTTTCTGAATATATGATTCCATTTCATCATAATCAGAAGGTAAAGTCATTACGTTAAATGATTTATCCATCCACTCAATAAATAGAAAAATAAAACAAAAAAGGCGTTACCATTACGTAACGCCTTTATTATAAACCATTTATTTTACCGTCTAACCCTATCTTTCTTCTTTTTAGAAGATTTTTTGGATTCGGTTGACATTTCAGTAGTCTGTACAACCTCATTAATACCTAACATGGATAATCTGACTTTAGCAGCTGATTTCCAAGCACGTCGTGTATCTTCGGTAGCAAATTCAAAACTTTTTCCTTTTGACAATAATGAAAAAATTTCAGATTCTGAATTTGCTTTTTTAATTTGTTCTTTTAATCCCATAATTACTTACCTTTCGATTCAATAATTTCCAATTTACTTCCATCCGGCCATCGTTTAACGATATTTTTCCAATGGTTATATTCTACTTTAGCCTCTTCTTCATTTAAATACTCCAAGTCGGACACTCTTAAACCATTACGAATAACAACGTACTTACTTTGTCTCTCATTTGTTATATTATTTTTAACTAACATACTATATTATTACTTTTTAAGTTTTTAACTATTGGTACATGATCAGAACTATAAGATTACCAGTCTCATATTCACTCAAGTATATATACAGAAGATGGGGGATGTCAATGTTATTTTAAAGTTTTTAATCAGATATATATATTTATTCAATATGGATAGAAATTTAAATCATAAAGAAGCTGTAATAAAAGACATTTTAAGAGAATTTATATATGCGGAATTTAATTCTAAAAAGTCTTTGACCGAATCATATTTAGGAGTTAGCAAAAAATCAAAATTCTATAAATTGTATCAAGAAGGCATCAATCAAGGTATAGAATTACAAACGGAGGTTTTATACGAAATAATAAAACAAGATTCCAAATTAAGTGAGGATATATTTCAAAGAGCAACCGCTGGTTTCAAAAATATATTTAAAGCTGGAGACGCTAAAACTAAACTAGATACCTATTTTCAGACGTTTAAACAACAAACCGAACCATACGTTACAACAACTCCCCCGCCTGCGCTTTCAGGTATGCCAGCTAATGTTTCAGCTGCACTTCAAAATTATCGTGGAGTTGGTCCTGGTCCAAGTCAATACGCACCAGATCCAGAAACGAGCGCCGATAAATTCGGAGGTACCGCAAATACACAAAATACTAACCAAGGTATTCCTGGTTTAGGTGTATTATTTGGCAAAAGATTTGCAAATTTAAGACCCAATCCTAAATTACAATGGTCAGCTGGTACCCCAGAAGAAATTGCTGCAAAACAATCTAAAGTAGAACAATTGTTAAATAAACTACGTGCTAAATTGCCATCATCATTCAATGATACTTTGGATGAAATTGGCATTTTTGCAAGAGAACATCCTTATATAACCAATATACTAATTGGTGCATTAGTAAGTCTTTTAGTTGTTAAACTAGGACCATTAATCGCAATTCCTAAACTATCGATTTTTATAATAGGTACTTCGATAAGAACTATAGTAGGTATTTTGAAAGGAGAAGAACCTGTAAGAGCCGGTATTAAAGCCGCTACTCTTACCGCTGCAGCTATAGGATTAAGCGAGTTGTTTACAAAGTATATTCCTAACATAATGAATTGGCTCCAAACTAAATTGCAAGGAGCACAAGGACCAATGGGACCACAAGGCCCAGCAGGCGGAATGGGGCCATCAGGTCCACAAGGTCCATCAGGAGCAGCTGGTGAACCTGGAGTACCAGGAGAGACTGGTACTGGTCCTGCTGGACCTGCAGGACCACAAGGACCAGCTGGTCCAGCAGGAACATCCTTTGGTAGTGGCACTGGAGGAGTTACTACATCCGTCGTACCATCAATAACAGGCGATACAATTCAATCAAAAATAAGCGCATTAAATAATTTACCGGATTGGTATTCTTTAAAGGCTGGTTCGTTAACTCAAGATGTTGTAAAACTTCTTAATGGTCAATATGTGCAACCTAAAGAAGCATTAGAAATGTGGATAAATTCCATAAAAGACGTAGGTGAAGCAAAACAATTAATAAATGCTCCTGGCATAAGACAACAACTTATACGAAAAGGACTGTTGAGCATGTTTAGCAAGAAATTCGGCATACAAGAAGCTTTGGAACTAGACGTAATTAAAGCTGAATTATTAGCTGAAGCAAATCCTCTTCAATATGCATTTGGTACTAGAGGTGCAAATATGGGCGCTGAAAGAATGGATTATAAATCCGTCGAAAGTGCTTATAACAAGTTCTTGACCAATACTGGTATATTACTCAAACTTAAAAATCCAACAAGAGCAGACGTTGAGAAAAAAATATTGGAAACTGATAAAAACGTTTATGACTACTTGATGAAAGTTAAAGATTGGTTGTATCCACGTAAAGCAGATAAAGAAGCACTTCCAGATAAAGTACCACCGCCACAACCAACTCCAACTCCTCCTGGTACACCTCCAATTATACCAGTTCCACAACCACCACAACCTGGAACAGTTACTCCTCCACCACCTGGACCAGTTACTCCTCCAAAACCAGGACAACCAGACGGTGATAATCTATTTGGACCGGAAGATTGTGAAAAGATTAGAAAAATCGCTCGTAAACAAGTATTTGCATTACGTTTACAAGGATTTGTAATTCCTCAAGGCGGAGATTATACGAAACCAAAATTAACAGGTCCAGACAAGGTAAATGTTGTTTATTATATCAAAAATTCAACAAATGTAAGTGCTAGATACACAATCTTGATGAATGGAAAACCGATGGCATTTAGAATTGGTAATAAAAATCTCATATCAAAAACATATGTAGATTCATTCAAAGGAAAATTAAAAGAAGCTGTAGTTAATCTATCTGTTGAGTCAATGAAAAAAGAATTTACTTCTCACTTTGTAATGGCTCTTACAAATGGAATAATGAAAGATCCTACTTTTAATCCTAAAAAATATAAGTTCCAAAGTCAAGCTTCGTATCAAGTTCTATTTAATAAAGTTAATGAATGTATTCAAGGTGACGATCAATTGAGTAGCGAAATTTCTAGTATGTTACAAACCCACACTAGATTTATATCTAAATTCAACGATGATCCAATGAACGAAAAATATAAACCTAAATTTATATTCGCGGTAACTACAGCTAGAACGTTCATTCTTGAAGAAGAAGGCGGTCAAATAACTCCTAACAAACCAGAAGAACAGCCAAAAGGTTCCAATAAATCTAAATCTATCAAACCAGAACCAATCAGTACATCTGAACCTCAAGTAAAAGGATTTGGTATTCAGTCCAGAGGAGACACTAAAGGCGCAGCTGAATCGATGACAAAACTTGGTAATTTGTTAAAAAATATAAACAAATAATAATTGATTATAAAAAATAAAAAAATAACGTCACTCATATGTATATAAAAATATTATGAGTGACGTTATTAAGTTTACAGATGAAGAAATGGTATCGATTGCTAAATTGCAAAATGATTATCAACAATCAATTTATATGCTTGGCCAAATTGATTTAGAAAAAACAGATCTAGAACAACAACTCAAAGATTTAAATACTCGTAGAAACGAAATATTTGAAAATTGGAAAAAAACTCAACAAGATGAAAATAACTTGTTAAGTACTTTAAGTCAAAAATATGGAGACGGTAGTCTCAGTTTGAAAGACGGTACTTTCAAACCAATAGTTAAATAATAAATAAAAAACCCGGTTTTAACACCGGGTTTTATTTTACTTTGTTGGATCTCCAGCTGAAGCTTCTTCTACGATAGCTTTTATCTCACTTTCAATCTCTTTCATTCGATCTTTGTATCCACTCGCTACATCTTTAAAATCTTTTTTAACATGTAAAAGATCTTCGGTTAGTTGATATACTTTCTTTTCGGCTTCAGCCTTTGTTAGTTTAATATTACTCATAACTGTTTTAAATCTATAATTTTTGTTACTGCTTCTATCGGTATATAACTAGTAACATAATTACCCGTATCTACATTTTTTAAATCAGGTAACTTACTCTTATCTATTACAACCACTATACCTTCTCTCTTGTCTCTGTAGTTGACCAACGCAAACCTAGCTGCCAATTTAAAATCACTCGCTAGATAACTACCCACAATGTTTCTGGTATTTCCCCTACCTCTCGACGTAACTTTACCAGTACTCTTTAAAATATTATACTCCTTCTCAGACATTCCTCTATAAAGTTTAGAACTGTCGATTGGAATTTTATCCAATTCATCCGCAATATATTGCAATTTTCCCGTCGGTTCCCATACTAGATAATCATATATGCTAGATTCGTATAATAAACTATATCTTTTCATCATTATATAAATATACATATTCAAAATATAAACTTTGAATAAAAAAACCCCGGGCCAATAACGGCGCCGGGGTCAACTAAATAACCCATTGGGTTATAAGATAAAATGGTGGAGATGGCGGGGAGTCGCACCCCGCGTCCATAAAAAATTATTACTGCCAGACTACACGTTTATATATTTTAAATTGTTGGGAAGTAATAATTAAAAATATCTAAAAATATTACCCTTAAGATTTACCATTTTCTCAGCCATTTACGCAAATCAAATATTTGGCCCAGTCCAATAATTTACACCCAATACAACTATCAGACTTCATTGTATTGAATGTGCAACAACTTAGGCTGCAAGGGCTACAACGTCATCATAAGAGAAGTCATAGCTAACTACGTTATCTTCAGCAGTTAATTTTCAATAGAACTTTTAAAGAGGCCAACTATTATCCTCTACGTGCCTAACAATAGATATTTATCTATGTCGAATCTACACATCCCCATAAAATTTTAAAGAACTAAACAAAAATTGGAGCGGGTAGAGGGAATCGAACCCTCACATCAACCTTGGCAAGGTCGAAGGCTACCACTACATCATACCCGCTTTAAAATGGTGGACCGTAAGGGAATCGAACCCTTCCCTAAAGCTTGCAAAGCTCCCGTGCTACCACTATCACTAACAGCCCATTTAAAAATCTTACACCAATACATAGTGTTTGTCAAATCAAAAAACAAAAATTGGATGACCATGACTTGCGAATATACGAGGATTTCACTATTGTTCCATATTTCGGTCAAGTCCAACGGCACTGTGCGCACAGAAACCATAAACTTAAATCGAATGTCTATCTCGTCAACTTCAGTCTCCTCTACCTCCTAATGGTAGCGTGCTATAATTCTATACACTAATAGTCAAATCAAAAAATTCAACCCTATCCTATCTGGATCAGATTCGTCCGGGTCAGACATACAGGGGTGTATCGTGTCCCTCACGCTGTTGGACGTTTCCACCCAACACGCACATTGTTAAATCTAAAAAACGGCGCAAACTACGGGAATCGAACCCATCACCGCTGATAACTTAAGTTCAATCCTAAGCCAACGTTCTCACCAGATTGCAGCTAGCATATAAATTGGTTGGGGATGATGGAATCGAACCACCACAAGCAGATTCAAAGTCTGCCGCACTACCATTATGCAAATCCCCAGTTACTAAAAATGGAGCGTGTGGTGAGGTTTGAACTCACGACATCAAGTTTGGAAAACTCGTACTCTACCAACTGAGTTACACACGCAAAAAATGGCGGTGAGGGAGGGATTCGAACCCTCGGTGGCTTTTAAGGACCACAACAGTTTAGCAAACTATCTCTTTAGACCGCTCAGACACCTCACCGTAAAATTTTGACAATCTCTGATTTCTTCATGGGACGATATTATCAGTCCTCAGTTCCAATGTCAAGTGGAGTTGTATTAAAATGGCGGTTGATGTCCGTACTGCCCGGACCTTCGTCTTTCAACGAACTCAGTTTTCAAGACTGATGCAGCCAGCTTATATCTGCCTATCAACCGTATAAATTGGTGGGCATAGAGGGACTTGAACCCCCACGGATTGCTCCCCGAGCTTCTAAGACTCGTGCGGCTGCCAATTACGCCATATGCCCAATAAAATGGTCGGCCACGTCAGAATTGAACTGACTCCACATGAACCCAAATCATGTATGCTACCGTAACACTTGTGACCGATTAAAATGGTAGGTGGTATAGGATTTAAACCTATGACATTTTGCGTGTAAAGCAAATGCTCTATCAACTGAGCTAACCACCCATTTAAAAATTGTTATATACTTTATGTCATTATCGCCAGATGGGTTCTGTATTTCAGCATAACACCCAGTGACCGATCAAATGTTTTAACTTATGTTGGGGACATCAGATAGAGTTTCAACCCCGTTCGTTATATTTCTAATTTACCATACTTCGTCAAATTGTCAACCACTAAAATCAAAAACCCATCATTCTTTTTAAGAGTGACGGGTTGTATATTTTTAGCAAACAACCTCGTACTCAACTTCCTGATGGGAGTTGACTGGCTTGACTAGGTTGTGAAATTAAATTCATATTCGTACTAATATATAGTGTTTGAAATTAAAAAACAATAAAATTATTTAATAAGTTTTAAATTGACTCAAATCAACTTCATTAACTTTATATCCACTACTTAATGATGTTATTGTGTTATTTACTTCAGTTATATAACTGGGAATATTTGTGCCTAAACCGGCCATAGCTCCAAATGTCATATACCAAGCACCAATTAATACTATCTCATTATTAATAATAGTAGAAACAATATTGCCGCTGTCGCCGCCAATAACTGGTTCAAAATATTGCGCTCTATTAATGTCTTTTGACATATTTATTAATGTATTTGTTGATCCATAAGTAATATTAATTAAACCATTTTCACCAATCAAAGCTTTTCTTTCTTGATCAGAATACAACAAAGGAAAATTAATTTGCTTATCAAAGTATTTAAGATAATTAGCTGGCAATACATTATATATCTTTAATGAAGAATCAACTTCCTTATCTAGTTCACCAATTAATATATCAGTATTGGCGACTCGCTTTGTTTTCATTACGTTATAAACAAGCGATACATTATTATTATTAACAAAGAAAATCATGAATGGCGAATTTGAATAAGGCACATGATTAGATAATAATACATGTTTCTTCGTTATAAGTGTTCCGCCGCCAACTCCTCCAAGAGGAACAATGCAAGCGGCGTATCCAGTTAGATCAAGACTTTTTGCCCAACAATTAGTATTTCTGGGCCAATTATAAGGATTAGCATACGGTGTCAGCATTTCTTTATCTTTTTTTTCTTTAATCAAATTATCAAAGTTACTAGATATATGAGAAAATAAATCTAATTTTTGATTTGAATTTATATTTGAAGAGCTAGTTCCAATCCCAACGTTAATATTTGATGTGGAAGATGTAATTGCAATAGCTTCTTTTTTAGCTTCAGCAATTATCTTTTGAATAATTGCATTGTGTTCTGATAATAAATTTTCCATCGTAGTCATAATAATAATAAACCTTTCTTTAATTATAAATAGAATATTAAAAATAAAAATCCCGCTTATTTCTAAGCGGGATACAGATACACTATTTTAGTTCTAGATTAGAATGTCAATCTCAAACCACCGGAATATACTACATCACCACTAAGTTCGCGGGTAGCCCAATTATATTTAGTAGCATTAAAATTGTTGTCATACCATCCAGCACTTGCAAATGGAGTCAATACACCAAATGAAGTTTCAAAAGGACGAGTCACTGACAACTTCGCATTTACAGCTG